GATTATTGGCACATGCCATGTACACTCGGTGCAGATCTTTCACAAGGCGACGATTTTTGTTCATTTTCATTTTTATTTCCACTTTCTAAAAATGCATTTGGTATTAAAACTAGAAATTATATTACAGAACATACTCTTATGAAATTACAGCCAGCTATGCGAGTAAAGTATGATGAATTTATCAAAGAAGGTACTTTAATTGTTATGCCTGGTACTGTATTAGATATGATGGAGGTTTATGAAGATCTTGATAATCATATTACAGAAAGAGAGTATGATGTAAGATGTTTTGGTTATGATCCATATAATGCAAAAGATTTTGTTGAAAGATGGGAAAGAGAAAATGGTCCATTTGGTATTGAAAAAGTAATACAAGGTGCTAAAACAGAATCAGTTCCATTAGGTGAATTGAAAAAGTTAGCAGAAGATAGACTTTTATATTTTGATGAAGAGCTTATGACTTTTGCTATGGGTAATTGTATTACATTAGAAGATACTAATGGAAATAGAAAATTATATAAGAAAAGATACGATGAAAAGATTGATGCTGTTGCAGCCACTATGGATGCTTATGTAGCATATAAACTTAATCGTGAAGCTTTCGAATAAGGAGGGTAAATTATGTGGAAATACAATGAAACAGAAATAACTGATTATAATAT